AAGCTGCGATTGGCCGGCAATAAGTCGAGATCGTGTTGCGCCATTGCTGTTTGTGCTTGGGGTTGCGGAAGCCGGTGACCCACTCGTCGATGCACTCGTCGGCATAGACGCCGAAGGTCTTGGGGGCCTCGACGGCGGCCGTGAGGCTGTCATCCAGTGCCTCGCCCCGCCGGACGCGCTCTCGGGCGCTGGCGGCCTTCTCGCGCGCCTCGGAGAGGCTGACGTCCGGCGGCGAGCCGAAGCCCTTCTCCGCGCGCTTGCCGCCGCGCTGGTAGATGAAGACCCATGAACGACGATTGGCCCCTATCCGAAGATAGAGGCCATTGCCGTCGCTGTGCCAGCCCGGCTCCTTGGTTGTCTGAACGAAGCGGGCTGAGAGCTTGTTGGTGGCTCGGGTCATGGGGTCCTTTTTGTGGCGACCGGAGCGCCCCAAAGGCACTCGTGTGGACCATGGACCTTGAAGTGGTAGCGCCAATAGAGCGCTAGGATCGACGTCGCGCCGGGGTGTCGGCGCTTGCGTCTCGCGTACTTACGGAGGCGGTGGAAGTCGGACCAAGGCTTCATGGATTCTCCGCCATGTACGAGCCAAGGTTGTCCTCCACACATTGTGCGTAGCCCTCGATCCGCCCCTCTTCGCGCGCGGCGTTGAGGAGGCGGTTGAGGTCGGCGTCGGTCCAATACGGGTTGTCGACCATCTGCCTCACGGGGTGAACGACAGGACCCTGGCGCTCGATCAGCGCCTTGTTCTCGGCGGATAGGGTCAAGTCAGCCGCCCATGTCGATGTTGCTGTTCAGGCGCGACAGTCGCTCCATGGCTGCCTCGCTGTCGGCGTGAGCCTGGCGCGAGTAGCCGCCGCCGACAGACGCCATACCCTCGGCCCGCGCAGCGTTCATGAGCGCCTCGATCTGATTTGCACCCGTGTCGCGCGCGTCGAAGTCGGGGAAGGGGCGCTTGGCGATCGCGGCGTTGGCCGCGTTGAGGCCCATGAACGAGAGGTTCACGACACTCGCTCCTGAAGTTCCTCGAAGACATCCCAGGCGACCCGAGCCTCGGGGCTCACCTCGCACAGGCGCTCGCTGAAGCGGCAGATGGTGGCGGTGTGCGCCTCTTGCTCACTCCGAAGCGAGTTCAGGAGCATGGCGGCGTGGGCCGCCATCGCCGCGAGGCGCTTCTCGCCCTCGGGATAGCTATCGAACTGGCGCAGGAAATGGTCGGGCGGGACGGGCGTCATGCAAAAATCTCCTCGACCGTCACGGCACCCAAGAAATCCTCGGCCGCAGCCACGGCAGCGATGCACGCATCGCTTCGCTCGCGGTCCGCGACCGCTTCGGCCAGAAGGGCGCGCACAACGCGCATGCCTTGCCTGGCGACAGACTCCCATAGTGCGGACTCGGTGACGGCATTCGGGGTGTGGTCGTAGTCACAATCGGTCATCGCAATCTCTCCTCTGCAATACCCGTTCTTATTCCAGAGATGGCAGATCGCGTCAACCCACCGTCCTAAAATTCGTCCTAAATTGCGCACGGATTGGCGCGTGCAGTGACGGACGGTGACGGACGTTTTCGCGTGGATTATCTATGGGGGTGGCGGAAATATCCAATGAAATCAGTGCGGGACGAATCCCTCCGTCTCCGCCAGCACCCCCTTGATTTACCTACGTAATTTAGGATTTTCGGGTTTCGGTCCTAAATCGGTTCCTAAATTGCGCGCGGACATTGGCGGCCCATTTAGGACGAATGTGGACTGGCACGCGTGGGCGGTGTCGAACCGCCGTCCCTGGTTTTGGAGACCAGTGCTCTACCGTTGAGCTACACGCGCACGATCAAGACTGCCGGTCGGGTATGGCAGGGGACGTCGTGCAAATCCGACCGGCCAGGGGTTGGTGCGCCCACCTAGCCCGAATGCGCCGACCAACGCCGGATCGCCACTTCCACCATTACGTCGGCTGGTGGTAGCCGTCTTGCGGGGTGTGCCTGACCACTCAGCCACCGGCTACGCCGAAGCGCTCCGAGCCAGGATTGAACTGGCCTCCGCCCCTTCTCGATCAGTGGCGGTCGCGGACTGCTGACACCGTTGCCCCGCCCCTAAGCGGACCACTTGAAATTGGCGGAGGCCGCGCGGCATGGCTCGCCGCCTCCAACTGCATCCACGATGAGGGGTGCAGCACCGTCTCTCCGGCTGTCGACCCATTGAGCGGGGTCTGCGCTTGCCGGCTCCCATGCGGTGAGCCGGACTTCCAGGCATTGCCTAGAGACAAAAATACAGGAACTAAATCCTATGTCAAGGGGTGCCCCACGGCTGATCGGCGATCATCTGGCTCTAAGCGGAGAGGACTTTGTGGCCGAGTCGCGTCGCCGTGGGGCACCGCCAGATGACCACGGCTTGCACTGGCGCACAGGGGCGGTTGAATGGCGCGCACGAAAAAGGCCCCCGCCTCGTGACGACGGGGGCCTTTGCCTGGCCACGGTTCGCCAGCCCAAGGTGGTCTACATGGCTATCTCCTGCGGGGTCTTGCACTTCTGATCGCAGGAAGGAAATCCTATGTCGGCGCGGCTGTCAAGCGCCTAGACGGCGAAGGCGCGCTTCTCGGTTGGCCGGTAGATTGAAGCCGCCATGCCGGCATCTGCCGAATGGTGGATATGCCTTATATGGCAAAGTCTGGCGTCTACCTCATTCGCAACAAGAACAATAATAAGGTCTACGTTGGCTCATCGGCCACAATTGTCACTCGATGGAACATGCACAGAAGTCAGTTGCGCCGTGGGGTTCACCATACCCCGTACCTTCAAAGGTCATGGGAACTTCACGGGGAAGGAGCTTTTGAGTTCGTAATATTTATGGATAGGGTGCCGCCGGAAAAACTCATAGCCGCCGAGAACTCTGCCATGGCTCTTTTTGCTGGCGCGACCTACAACTTTGCGCCCGCAGCCGGCAGCAAGCTCGGAATGAAGACAGGCCCATTCTCCGAGGAGCACAGACGGAAAATTGGCGACGCGCAGCGAGGCAAGGAGGTGTCGCAAGAGACGCGCGCAAAAATTTCCGTTGCCCACAAGGGAAAGACGCTATCGCCGGAACACAAAGCGGCATTTGTGGGTGCCCGCCTCATTCATCCGATCAAAGATGAGACGCGCAAGAAGCTATCAGATTCGGCGCGAAACATTTCGCAAGAGACCCGCGACAAGCGATCGGTCTCCATGCTGGCTACCATCACACCCGAGCGTCGGGCCGCAATGTCGGAAAGCGCCAGCAACATCTCAGAGGAGACGCGGGCCAAGAGGTCTGAATCAGTCAGACTGTCCTGGGTCAAGCGAAAGACTAAGGCCGCAGCATCTCTGGCGTGACGATCGTGCGGGCCACCTGGCCGAACTCTGAGTGGTAGGTGATGCACTGCGCTGCCCGCTCGGAAATCCAACCGCCGCGCGCGGCGTAGGCGTCTCGGGCGGCTAGGGTCGGGTGCTGCACGACGGTCATGCCGCCGTATTCCTTTTCCTCGGCGTGATGTCGGTGTCCGCAGTGGGCGTATCGTTTAGTGGTCTGGCCCCAGGCCTCGTAGAACTGCGCGGCAAAGATGCCCGGCAGTTGCTCGTTCTTGACCTTGTGGCCGTGGTGGATGCCAAGCATCACCTTGCCGAATTTGATCACGTAGAAGGGAAGTTCGGAATTGTTCACGGCCAGTCGCGGCTCGCGCTCGTAGAGGGCGGCGAACATCTTGCGGAGCCACATGCTCCCGCGAGGGTCGTGGTTGCCTTCAGCGAAGACCACTTCGACCTCGTCGTGTTCCATGAGCGCCACGTCGACCACACGGCGCAGGACGCGGATCGCGGCGTCGACCATCTCTGCATACCGGCCGGAGGCATCGAGCACATGGCCGTGGCCCGGCGTGACAGGCTCGGGACCATCGGTGTGCAAGAAGTCGCCTTGGATGTTGATGATGGCGCGACCGGCGCGCGGCGACGAGGTGATCATGTGCTCGAAAGCGGCGATCATGGTCCGCTCGGCGATGGCCAGGTCCCAATCGGCACCACCCTCGCGCGCCCAGGCCGACATGCCTAAGTGGAAGTCGGTGATCGTGTAGAGGTTCGCCAGGGACGTCAGGCCGGTGGCAAAACGCTCGACCGGGGCTAGGCGGGGGAGTTCTTTGGCGGCGGCGTCGAAAGCCGCCTCGATCGCTGCGAAGCGATCGGCATCCCCAGGTGCGAGACGCTCCCAGGTCTGAAGGATTGCGCCTGCCGCGTCGCGGTGGACCGTGACCTTGCCCATGGCATAGCCTGTCGCAACGCCGGACGAGAAGTGACCAGGCGCATAACCGTTGCTGGCAGCCCTCTCTCGGATAATTCGGATGGCGTCGGCCACGTTGGCCTGACTCTTGATGCCGAGTGCAGCCGCTCCCTTAGCGCAACTGCCGTGCAGGCATGCGGCCTCGTAGAGTTCCCACTGCCGAGGCGTGGCGAACTCGCGTAGCTTCTCATCGATTTCCATGGTTCAGCTTTTGACGGCGCGCGAGCGAGGCGCGGGGCGCTGCGAGTCTCGAATTTCAAGTACGCGGTCCAGCCTATCGGCTAGCCGATTGATGGCGTCGGCGACGCGGTTCTCGGATTTCTCCAACATCTCGATCGTGGCGAACCGGCCGGCGGCCTCGGCCTTGAAGGCCGCCAGGTCAGCGCGGGCCATAGAGGCTTCAGACTTGGCCTCCTTGGCTGTGTCGGAGGCGCTCTCGCCCTTGAGGATGCGCGCGACCCACCCGAAGGCAAACGTCGCAACTGCGATCAGGAACATCCCAAGCGCGATGAGCCAAGTCCACTCGCCCATTATTTCACCAGTCCATATCGGCCGGCGTCAGCGCCTCGGGCCTTGAGGGTTGTCTTGCAGCCGCGCAACGCAGCCAGGGTGTCAGCTTGGTAGCCCTCGACGCGGGCCTTGGTGGTCGATTGCGGAGGGGACTCAGGCTCGTCGCCGCATTCGAAGTCAGCGGCCGTCCACACCGGGAGCGGCTTGGGCGGCGGGCTTGTCGCCCCGTCCGTCGCGCATGAAGCCATAAACAGCGTCGGAATAACGGAAAGCGTCAGAAGCGCCCGGCGCATTGGCGATACCCTCTTTGGTCGAGCCGAGGGCTCGTGCAATTGACAATAGATCGGCGCGCTCTGCGGCACGGGCTGTTGCAGTAGCCTCGGCCAAGCGCAAACTGTCAGCCGCGTGCTTTTCCCAAGCCTTGGCCGTGGCCACAGCGGTGTCGCGCTCGTTGACGGCGATGCGCAGGGCTTCGGCCCGCTCGGCCGACTGAACGCCCATGTGTCTGGCCACGAGGAGCGCTGCGGCCAGCGCGAACCAGACCCAATGCTTCAGGCAGAACTTGAGAGCGTTCTTGCCGGCGATGAGGAAGTAGGCGGCGATGGTCATTGGTCTCGACCCTTCCACGAAGCCGCCAGCCTGGCCCAGTCCACAAGACTGGCTCCGCCGAGGTAGAAGCCCGCCACGATGACGCGATCGGCCAGCAAGCCGATGGCCACCCACTTCAGGGCGTCAGGATCGACGAGCTTTGCGATGATCATGCCGACGAGGATGGTCGTCAGGATGAGCGTCAAGAAGGCGTAGATGCGCCGCCAGGTGAACTTGATCTCGGCCGGGGTGTCATCCATCACGCTTCGCTCGCGGAGTTCGCGGCGGCGTTGGCAGCGCGGAACACGGGCTTGCCCGGATTGCCGCCATCAACGCCCGGCCAGCGGATTGCGACGCAGCGCGCCTTTTCGATGCGGGCGACATTGACAGCGTCGGACTGGTTGCCGCCGAGGACATGGTAGTGCGTGTGATCCTCGCCGACGTAGAAGCCGACATGGCCGCCGCCGGGGCGCTTGAACACGAGGACCGCGCCGACAGCGCCCTCCTTCATGGGTAGCCCCCAGGCGGCCCAGGACGACGCACGGACAGCGATCGAGATGGGGCGGAGGCCAACGGCCGCGATGCACTCGGCCACGAAGAGACCGCACCAGGGCGTGGCGTCATCGGTGTATGCGATGCCGAGGAAGGCCTTCGCCTTGCCGGCGGCCCACGACAGGATGGTGGAGTTGCTCTTGGGGCCAGCGGTCTCGCGCGTGCCGACCAGCGTCTTGGCGTAGGTGATCCAGCGGGGGTCCGACATCGCGTAGCTCTCTCCTGTGTCTGGGGAAGGCTACGCGGCCGGGAGTGGTCAGCCGTGGTGGGTTAGGTGGTCGAAGCTAAAACTGATCGGAGTGATGGATGGCATTGAACCTATCCATGACCGTGCGCCCAGCGTCTATCGTGTGAGCGTAGGTTTCGAGAAATATCGTTGAAGACTTCCAGCCGCCGGCATCCATGGCGACACGGACACCGACGCCAGCATTGAGGGCGTTGGTCGCAAATGCGTGACGACCAATAGTGTGCGACGATTTGTATGGCAGTCCACATCGATCGCAGACCGCGCGAACTCGTTCATTAACGGAATACCGTGACGTGTATCGGAACACGCGATGGCCAGGTGAGGTATTCAGTTCGCGCATCCGGTCGACCAGGTGGTCTGGAAGATAGCGCACGCTGTTGACGTCTGTTTTTGTCTTGACCAGAAGCGCAGTGCGACGCCGCAGATCGACGCAGTCTCCCATAAGGTTGACGGCCTCGGAAACTCTCGCGCCGGTCAGATTCATAAAGAGCGCGCAGGCTGCCAAATGTGGCAGGTTGTCGGAGTCGCAGCGGTCGACAAACGCCTCCATCCACCTTCTGCTTGCGGGGGTCGTCTTGCGCGTTTTCGGTGCTGGGAATGGCCTCACCCGCGCAGGCATCCTCCACCCCATCTCGTGGGCGTGGTAGAGAACTGCGCGTGCCGGGGTTATTGCCTGTCGGTTTCGAGTTGCCGGTGAGGCCGATGGATACAATTCCACTGCGGCAGCCCTCACGGACATCGGCGTTATCACCGCGACGTCCGTGAGGCCAAAGCGTTCGATCAGCGGCGCTAGATACCTGGCCTCACCGCCGTGCTCAACGTAGCTCAAGGCTGCATCTGAAAAAGTGTGCATATTTAGGACTCCATTCCTGAAACGGAGTCCTAAATGCAAATTTCACACCCCCACGAACGACCCGTGGGAAGATTGGGCCGTCTATTCAGACCAAGTCTGATTGCGCGCCGCGCCGGGCCATATCGCGGGCGACCTCTTGATGATCGGAGTTGCCGCGCTCGACCCAAGGAACCCAGCCGATCACATCGGACCAGGTGTTGTATATCCGCTTGGCCTCCGCATCGTGCGCGTACCGATCGAAGACAGGCGCGGCCAGCAGCTGGTCGATGTTGTCCGCCTCGGCCTGTGCGCTCTCGACGTCACCAGGATTGACGTAGCGCCAGTTGTTCGCCGCCGCGACGCGCATTTCCTCACGCAACGACGCAGCACGGTTACCTAAGTGCCCTCGGAGCTGAGGGGTAATCTGGATCATGGCGGATGCCGAGAGCGCGGCGATGATCCGCCGCCAGTCGTCGTCCTCAAGCGCCAGGTCTTGGTCGTCAGGAGCGACGCCCAGCAGGCGGGTTTCGATGAGCTTGGCCAGTTCGGCGTGCGGCGGCGTAGCGGCCGAAGGAAGGTCTTTCAGCATATGGCGCACCATGTCGGCGGCCTGCGTCGCATCGAGCAGGTTTGTGCCCTGCGGCTCGCGGCGGAAGGGGTGCGGCCCACCCTTCCCCGCAATCGGCTCGAAGCTGATCCCATCGTCGGGGTTGAAGTTCTCGGGCAGCTTCCACGACAGAAAGCGGTCCACCATGTGCTTGATCTGGGCTTCGGTCATCTTGATCTCCTCGGCCGCGATAACGGCCCAATGAATATGCCGTTTTCACAGCACCGTCTATTTACGGATCTTGGTTAAGATCGCTCGCCTGACCAGGGGAACGACATGGGCCGCGACCGCCTCGACCACATACGAACGCACATCGGCTTTGACGTGCAATCCCTAGCCCGGCTTGACGCGATAGTCGGACCTAAGGGCCGCGCCGCCTTCGTCCGCCAAGCCGTCGACCAGATGCTTGATCAAGTCGAAACGGCCCAGCGGATCGCGGGTCAGGCGGGACCGAAGCGGAAATAAACGGCCCATTCCACCCGTTGCGTTTTTGAGTAGGGGTGTGGGGGTTAGAACATGAGGTCCGCAGACGGAAGGTAAGCCAGCCCGATCTGTTCTGGCGTGGCGATCCGCCCGTTATACCAGACCGACCACTGCGAACCCTCGAAAAGCGCGGACGGACGATAGACGCTGTCGCGGTCCCAATCCGTGTTTGCTTGCCCCTTTCGGATGATCGGGTTGAGCGGATGCCGCTTCCAGGTAATCCCGTCCATTGAGCGGGCGACGTTGATCGAGCCCTCGTTCACGTCGCGATAGCCGATGTAGAACAGATAGAAATATCCGTTGGCCTGCACGACGCTACCCGCCGCCAGCCGCGCAGCCTCCCACAAGAGGTCCGCATCTGGAGACATGACGGGTGTGCTTTGCGGACGGGTCCAGGTGACGCCATCGGGCGACGTCGCATAACCAACGGCGTCGGGTTCATAGGTTTCCGCGCCCCCCGCATACCACATGCGCCAGAGGCTAGCCGTTGCATCCCAGATGACGCCGCCGCTCCCGACTGCGACACTTTCCCAGGTAGCAGCGACCGGATCGAGGACGTGGTTCGCCACACGCGCCCAAGTGACGCCGTCAGGAGAGGTGGCGTAGTTCACCCAGGCAGCGGTCGTGCCGTCCTGCCCGGTAAAGAACATGTGGTAGGTAGTGCCCCGCTTGACGACGATAGGGCTCTTGATCAGGCTCTCGCCAGCTATCGGCACGAGCACATCCACCGGCGTCGACCACTTCACCCGGTCGGTCGATGTCGCATAGGAAATTCTGCCGTTATCGCGGCGCGACATCCACATTTTGTAGACGCCGCCGTCCTGGATCACGTAGGCGTCGAAGTAGACCAGGCTACCGCCGATCAAGGGGTTTTGCGGCCATTTCCGCCAGTTGGCCGCAGTCTGCTCCGTCAGGCGGTCGGTGTTGAAGGAGCCCGTCTCAGTGTAACCGCTCACGCCCTCTAGGGCGAAGTCGGCGAAGCTGCGCTTGGTGGCGGCGTCTGTCAGGCGCGAAAGGCTGTGCGCTATGGGGTGCGTGATCAGCCAGCCAGAAGACGAGCGCTCAGTGGACCACTTGCTTAGCGCCGGGCCAGTGATCACCGGAAGGTGCGTCTCCGGATTCAAGCCGACAACGCCGCCTGCTCCGTTGGCCGCATAGCCATTGGCGGTCAAAAACGTATTCGTGCGGGAAAGGATCGTGGTCGCCGCAGCCTGCGCCGCCGCCTGGGTCGAGAAGTTGAGATAGCGTGGCATGGATTAGGCTCCCGGCCGAATGGTTTTGTAGGGGTGATCGGCGGCCAGGCGGGACACGGTGCCGTGTTCCCACGCGAGGAAGCCTTCAATCTTCTGCCGGTTTGCAGTGGTCAGCGTCCCCGTCACGAGGATCAGTTCTGACAGTCCAGCATTGGCGTATCCCGTGATGCCGGTCGGTCGAGCGCCAACGTACAGGGGACCATCGGTAGTGTTCGCCGCATTGGCCTGGGTTGTGATAGTCGAGTTTCCGTCCTGCGCGCCGTAGAGCGTGGTTCCATCCGACCGCACGTAGAGCAGACACTTCGCTGTGGTTGCGGTGCCGAAGGACAGGTCAGTTCCGCCCCAGACATATCCTTTCGCAGCGACACCCGAATCCAGCGTCAGGCCAAAAGCGTTACCGTTGCTTTGAGCACCCCAGTGAAAGATCGGTCCAACGCCAGAGATGCGGCGGCAGACAACGAAGGCGTGGCGCTCAGTTGTGCCGGTTATTCCGATGTTGGCCGTGGAGCCTGCCACCGCAACGGATGCCAGATAGTCATCGACGCCGTCGAAGATGATCTCGTTGCCATCAATCAGCGGCTGCATCCCAGCTTCAGTTTGCGCGAGATCGAGGAACACCGACTCCTGCTGTCCGACCCACATCGCGTTCTCACCGAGAAGCGCGAGCCGGGAGCGATTTTTCGGCCGAAGCCAGTAAGCCACGGCTCCGCCGAGCTGCGATGGCGTGAAATAGCTTGGGTTGGGATAAGGTTCGAATGCGCCCACCCGCCTCCGAACCGCATATCCAGACGCATCATTCCCGACGATATGCGTCGGCGTGCCGAGCGGCAGAAGATCAATTTCGCCGGTCATTGCGCGGCCCTTCCTGCGAGGTTGATGTAAGAGCCGCCCTCGGACATGCCGCGAAGGGTGACGAATGAGCCGCTTTCCGCGAGGCCTCGAAGGAAGACGTAGCCAGCGGTCGGTCGCGCCCCCCCACCCGTGCTACGGGCGTGGGGGCGCAGCGAGGCTGGAGTGCCGACCAGAAGGGAGCGTGGGCCAAGATTCATGGGGTCACCCTACGCGCGATCGACAAACGCACCGGCACGGTCAAGTGGCCTTGGCTTCCATGGAGATGTCCGTCGAGTAGCCGCCGCCCTCAAGAGTGTGGCGCACGGACTTCACAAGGAAGCCGCCATCGACATCTTGATCAAAGCCGCTCGCCTCAACGGTCGCCTCGGCGAACATGGTGGGGATGCCGGGGCCGCTCACCTCGAAGGTGCCCTGGCCGCGTGTGTATGCGCCAAGCTCCGCCTTCGCTGCGGCCTCGGCCTCAGCCCGCGAGCCGTAGAGCGTGCGGATGCGGTGCTTCGGCTCGCCGCTGCCGGCCTTCACCGAGACGCGCTTGCCCTTGGCGTGATCCATGTAGGAGGCGCTGACGGTCTTGTACTCGCCGCGCTTTCCCTGCGTGAACGACCATGTGCCGACCATGTCGGGCGTCAGGGCGATGGCGGTCTTGGCCTTGCCGCTCGGTAGATTGGAGCCGCCCTTCTTGGCCATAAACACAGAACCGTCCAGCAACTTGAAGGTGCCGCCGTTACGCTTGGCCAGCCGGGATAGGAATCCGAGATCACTCTCGTTGGACTGGTCGATGTGGGCGATCTGGATCGAGGCGAGTTCGCTGTCGACTTGTGCCGTCAGGCCGTGGTCGGCCGCGATCTGATTGACGATCGCGCCTAGCGTCTTTCCATCGAAGGCGCGCGTCTTGGCGGCGCGGATCGTCGAGGTGAGTTCGGCCGCCCTGGCGGAGATCGCGAGCGTGCGGAGCGGGCCAGACAGGGTCCACTCGTCGATCACGAATTGCCCGCGCAAAACGGGCGCGGGGGCATAACCCAGCCACACCTTGACCTTGGCCCCGACCCTTGGTGCCCTGATCTTATCTCGGCCATCAAACTCAACTTCGAGGGTGTCGGACTTGATGCCCGCCTCGTCTGTGATCGAGAGGCTGATGAGGCGATTTCCCCACTGTTCGGTGAAGTCTTTGCCGTCGATCTCGATGCGGTACGCCGGGGTGGTCATTTATTGACGCCCCTAACCCAAATATCCTTGCCTGCCGCTTCGTCGCGCCAGAGTTTGCCAGCACCCGCGCCAGATTCGACATCCACGATCGCGTCGATGAACGCTTGTTCGTCTTCGGGGAATGGGCCGGTGCGGAACATGGAGTCGTAGCGCGACCTAAAGTCAGACGGATGGGTCGGGTCGAACGGGCGTTCTAGGAAGTCCCCCATCGCGATTGAGGCATACTCCTCGGTCGGAAGGCCGCCGGTGATGCGAATGGCCATGTCGGCGCACTCACCGTCTATCGGAACTACAAGGACCGAGAACGTGCAGACATGGTCATGGCAGAGGCCGACGCGAGCACGCGTGGCTAGGCCGGTGCGGGCGTCGCGATAGATGGTCATTGAGGACTCGGTCATTTCTTCGCTACCTTCACGCCGTCGTTCACGAAGCGCTCAAGGCTCGCGAGTCTATTCTTCAGGAGATAAACCTCCCAGGTCAGGCGAGCGACGATCGCGTCATTATCGTTGACGGGGTAAGCGATCAGCGCATTGGCTATGTCGGTGAGCGGCTCGTGGAGCACGCCGGCCACTTTGGTGTCGGCGGCTGCGGCTTCGAGATAGGTCTTCGCGCGTACTTCGTGATCGGTTCTCTTGAAGGGCCACATAATGCAATCTCTCCTCTGCAATGCCCCGACGATCTATGATTTAATTCCTACTGTCAAGCATGAAATCTAACTCCAGAGATTGATCCCTTCAACCCGGTCAGCCTTCACCGGGATCGGGATGCGGAGCATCATGCCGAGCGGCAGGATGGGGCCGATGGCGGACAGGCCTGGGTTGGCGTCGAGGATTGACTCCGTCGTGCCGCTGGACGAGCCGAAGCGCTGATAGGCGATCAGGTCGACGGTGTCGCCTGACTGGCAGCGATAGTCCTCGTAGACGACGTCAGCCACCGTAGGCTCCCAGCGCAATGTCGAAGGTGATCGAGCGCGGCGAGCCGTCGCTGAAGAAGGTGGACTGCCCCTCGCGGATCGAGAGGATCACAAAGTCACCCAGCACCCGGCCAGCGCCGCTGACCATTTGCAGGGGCTCGCCAAGCGACGCGGCGGCCCTCATGCGCGAGACTTGTTCAAGGCCAGCACGGCCAGCGATGAAGTGCGGGTAGATCACGCCGGACATCGTGATCGTGTCATCGCCAGGGCCGACATACTGGCGCGCGGGCGCGACGCCGATGCGGTCCTGCGTCGGCCAGCGCCACTCGCTCGTGCGCTCAAGGCTCTGGTAGGCCGCCGTGGCGATCCCGAACCGGAACGGGCCGAGCGCCATCATGGTCGTGCTGTCGGTCATGGTCAGTCACTCAACAGCGCGGACTGGCCGCGCGCCAGCCGCTTCAACTCGTCCCGCAGGATTTGGCGGGTGCTCTGCGGATCGTTCGCGCCGTGGATGTGGATGTCGCCGATCGTCACGCCGCCGCCATTGTCGTTCGCGCCGCGCATGAGCGCTTCGGTCGTGCGGGCCGGGATGACGGTGCCGGTCTTGCCCGGCACGAAGATTTCACGGCCGCGCTCGCCCACGAGATGGGGTTCGTTGCTGCGCGCGGTGCCGCCGTATGCGCGGGGAGTTGGCTGGCGGGCGGGCGCAGACATGGGGACGGTGCGCGGCGAGAACGTGCTCGGAGGTGCCGGGAGCGGCGCTCCGGCCGGCGCGGGGCGGCCGTATGCGGGAGGGGCGCGCTGCGCAGATTGCCCGATGATCGTACCCGCAGCGGCCCCAGCGGCGCTGGCCGCTGGCCTGCCTGAGAAGAGCCCCTGATAATTCGGCGCTGCCGGACCCTTGATGGCTCTGGCGGTCATGCCGGACCAGTCGAAGGTGAACGGGTTCTTCAGGGCATTGCGAAGTTCACCGATGAGGCGGATCGTAATCGCGATCCCCTCAATGATGTCGCCCGCGACCTTGCCCCACTCTTCGCCGAACGCGCGCCAGTTGTCGACCTTGGGCGGACTGAACATCGGCCCAAAGAACTTGCCGACCGCCTCGATTACGTCATTGAAGGCATTGCTGACTACGGAGCCGAAAATCACAAGCCCATCACCCATGGCCTGAATTGACGCCAGTGTCCCTGGCGACATGCCAGCGGCAACACCTTCTGCAAAGCCCTTGAAGAAGGCCTTGATGCCCTCCCACTTGGCGACAACCCAGGCGACGCCCAGCCCCAGCGCCACGAGCGCCAACGCGATGCCGCCGATGGCCGCAATAGCGGGAACGCCAGCCCATGCGAGGATTGCACCGAAGTCTGCAAAGAACGCAACGGCCGGGGCCATGGCACCAGCGGCAAATGGCGAAAGAACTTTCCACAGCCACTTGGTGGCGATCGCCATGCGGGCAAATCCGGTCCCGATCACCTCCACCGCCTTGCCTGCAACAAACAGGCCGCCAAGCGTTATCACAGTAGAGGTGATCGCGTTGACAAAGCCAGGGTTCTTGGCGGTGAAGTCGTCCATCTTATTCATGAACGATGTGAAGCCATCAATGAACGTATTGAGGCGCGGAATAACCTCCGTACCCAACCGGACCTGAAAGTCAACGAGATTGGCGCGGGCCTTTTGCAGCTTCGCGAGGGCCGTGCCCTCGCGTTGTGCAAACTGCTCAGTAATGACGTTCTGCCCAGCAAGAGACTTTTTATAGATCGAGTTTACTTTTTCCCGCTCTTGAATCAGCTTTACGACTGCGGCGCGGGCTTGCACGTCTTCCCAGATTTCGCCGATCGCGAACTGATCCTTGCCGTTCTTTGATGTCTTGGCCATGGCATCAAGGATGCTGTTGACGAACTTCTCACCGTCACCAGCGGCCGTCTTCTCTAGCGCTCGCAGGTCAATCTTGAATAATGACTGGAACTTCTTGCGCGTAACCGGCGCGTAAATCTTGTCGTAGAAGTTCTGAAGGTTCGTGGCCGCCTGGTTCGCGTCTCCGGTGCCCTCCTCAACCACCTGAAGCTGCGATGCCAGCAGGGCCGCGCCCTTGGAACCCGTCAATCCAGCACGCGATGCGGACGATGCCACGCGCGAGAACTCAGCAGCCATGTCCTTAAGTTCGAAGCGGCCCTCTTGAGAGGCGACGCGGATCATGCCGAACGTCTTGACAATATCCCCAGCGGGGATTTTCAGGTTCCGCATCGAAGCCATAACGGCGTCATTGGTCTCGGCCAGGTCTGATCCGGTTGCGCGGGCGATCAGCATTGCCGACTTCGCAGCCATCATCGATTGGCCAACGTCCATGCCAACGGAGAGGTATGCGCCAACAGTATCGGCGACCTGTCCGCCCGCAAAGCCGAATGCCTTGCCGAGGTTCATGACCTCAAAGCCAAAGGCTTTCGTGTCTTTAATTGCGCCGCCGGAAAGTTGCTTGAGGTCGAGCATCTTCGACTCAAACATGATGGCTGGCTCAAGGAACTTTGCAGCACCATAGCCGACAGCGGCCGAGTCGAAAATCGCGCCGCGAACGTCGCCGGAAGACATGAGCCCACGGCTCGCGGCCTTCGCCTCGGCATTGGCCAGCCGGATGCGCTTGCCCATCGCGGACAGCCGCTTCTCGACGGTGGATGCCGAAGCGCCAACCGAGGATGCGACTCGGGCACCGATATTGACGAAGACCTGGAGACCGCGTGGGGATGCCATCTACTTCCTTTTCGAGGCAGCTTCGATGCGGCGCTCCAACTCCTCGACCGACTCCATGAACTCGTCCACTTCGTCGAGGTCGAGGTCGATGAAGACTTCCCACCTCATTCCGCCCTCGCTGTATTTCATGAGCGAGAGGCCGGCGATGCGGAGTTCGCTAGCCGACCACCGTTCCGCCGCGAAATCGCTCGTACTGCGCCTGGATCACCCCGGCGTCATACTCGTCGAGTTCGGCGATGTGGTCCGGCGTCACGTCGCAGAGACGGGCCAGGATGAACATGCCGACCGCCGAGGCGTCGTTGGGGTGCTTCTTGTTGGCGTCCAAAGTGTCCTTCACCTTGGGCCGGCGCATCGTCAGTTCAGTCTTGATGTCGCCGTCGATCTCGATCGGGAATTCGAGCTTGATCTTGACGGACGGCGACTTGTCGAAGGTGGTCATGGTGCGATCTCTCCCATCGCAGGTGAAAAATTACAGAGCGAGCGCTTCGCGCAGGCCCGAAAGCTGATCGACGCCGCCGATCACGCGCTTCATGTTGACGACATCGATCTCCATGAGATCGACACCAGCCTGGTTCCAGCGGAAGTAGTCGACGGCGATCTCGTGCTCGCTCTTGGCCATGTCGCCAGCCTTCCACGAGCCAGGGGTGAACGACTTCACCCGGCCGCCGATCTCGACGATGACGGGCACGATCGAGGCGTCGGTGTCACGACGCAGCGCGCCACGAAGCTGGATGCGCTGGTTGTTGCCCATGGCCCGCAGCACATTGGCCGGGTACTCGGCGAAGGTCAGCTTGGCGACCATCGCCTCTTGGCCCATGTCGATCTCGTAGGAGCCGTCCATGCCACCGGCACGGTACTCCTCCATCTTGATCTTCACTTCGGGAAGCTCGGCCTCGTCGACCAGGCCGTGGTAGCCCAGGCCGTCGATGAAGACCGAGAAGTTCTTGAGGACGCGAGGGATCATGGTGTGGCTCTGTCCTTAAACGGCGAAGATCGAGGAGATGTATTCGATGGTCACGGCGGAGCGGAAGGTGATGTGCTCGGCCGGGGTCGGCGGGGTGAAGTCGTAGGAGAACGTCACCTTGCCGGCGGCGATGTCGGCCGCCGTGTTGAAGTCGGGGTCGGCCCAGCAGCGGCCACCCAGGATCGCGCCGCGAGCCTGAAGCTGGCGCAGGAAGCCGTTCACCGAGGCGACGACGTCCTCGAAGTATTGCTTGTTCACGACCTTGTCGACGGCCCAGCGGTGACCTTGCTGGATCGAGATGTCGATCATGTCGGCGGTGCGGCTGACCGACAGGAACGCCCACACGGGATCGTCCGAGGCGGTGCGGTTGCCCCACAGACGCCAGCCGTCGTCTCGGATGACGGTCGCGACTTCGTTCTCGTTCAGGATGTTGGCGCGGCTGTTGGCGTCGCCCAGGCCGTAGTCGATCTGGCGCGTGATGCCGCCGATGCCGTTGATGGTCTCATTCGAAGGCGACTTCCAGAAGCCGATCTGCGAGTCGATGCGGGCGATCAGGCCAGCCACGCGGGGACTGTTCGGCTTGGCGACGTAGGCGGGCGTTTCCAGATCGGTGTCGAACACCATGACGGCCGGGTCGACAATGTAGACGCGGCGCGAGCCCCAGTCACTGCGATAGGCAATGGCGGCGCTGTCGGTCGTGTTCGGGCCTTCGGCGATGACGTGGGCGCGCAGCGAGTTGGCCATGGTCAGCAGGGCCGACACGACGGGGTTGCTGTACGCGCCGATGGTGGCCGTGGCCGCCGCCGAAGAGCCGCCGCCGCCCGTGAAGGCGATGGTCGGGGCTGCGGTGAGCTTGGCACCCTTGTTGGTCAGGGTGATGCCCACGACCTTTTGAGCATCCACGCCAGTGCCGAGCACGGCGATGCCGGTGGGCAGAACCTTGCCAACTTCCGTGCCGCCGCCCGTGAAGGCGATGGTCGGGGCTGCGGTGTAGCCCGAGCCGGGTGTGCCCACGGCGGTTGAAATGACGCCGGTCGGGCGCTCGCCGGTAAAGCCGGGGGCGATGAGGATCATGGGCGAAACGCCCAGCAGGCTCTGCGCCTCGCGGAAGGCGTAGACGCCCGTCAGAGCGCCGGTCTGTGCGTTCGTTCCACCGATAATGTTGGCCATGGTGGCGCTGTCGTCAGCGCCTTCGGCGACACGAATCACAACCACGGCGGCGTTGCCCTGGTCGAAGATGCCGTTGAGGCTGTCCTTCAGGGTGCCGTCGACGCCGATAGCCGAATAGCCGCCTCGGCTGTTGACCAGCACGGGGGTGTTGAGCGGGAACTTGGCGGCGTCGGCGTCGGGCGCGGTGCCGACCAGGCCGATTACTGCCGAGCGGATGAGTTCGATCGAGCGGGGACCGCTGTCGACGGTGACACTCGTGATGCCATGCATAAAGGTCATCGGGGGGGCGGTGCTCCAGAAATCTTGGTGGAAGAATAGGATGTCAGGCCGCTATTGACGCGGTCGGTTCGGTAGCCACAGGATCAAGGTAGGAAAAGCGATCCAGATAGTAAAAATAGATGGATGTCCCCTTGAGCCCCAGAATTCGCTTGGCGGCCGCCCCGGAAATACCTTGGGACTTGAGGACTCGGGCCTGTCGAATAAGTGGCTCCAGCGACGCGATTTTCTCAGAGCCGACTCGGCGGTTCCTTTCGGCAACCCACCCAGGACCCAGCTTCTCGTGCATGACCCGACATCCGCGAGACCGCGAGGCCTTGGCCTCAGGCAGTTGGCAATGCCTCTTCAGCCCCGCCGACTTCTTAGCGCGTGCCTCTGGGGTCGCATTGGCAATTCGAAGAATGGCCACCAGCTTCTCGCGCGTCTCATCCGTCATGATGTAGCCGCTGCTACCCTCACCACCATCAGTGAGATTGGTGAGCGGTCCCCACTCTTTGCCGTTTCGTCCATACAAAAAGACGAACAACCGCTCCCACTCGAAGGCCTCTTTCTCTACTAGCGCCGACCGGAGGATGACGTGCGGAACGTAGCCAAACTCAGCACGCAGCTTTCGGCATATGGCGGCTTTGTGTCCACGCTCGGTCTTGCTTAGGAATGCGTGCTGCCTGGCCCTGTCGCCACGCCCCTTACCAATATAGAACGGCGAATATGGACCCGGCCCACCACACCTCGGTGGCCGCAGAAGCGCGTAGACATAATAGTCGGATCGCTCCATAGCCCTAAAGTTTGATTGCGTAGAGGACGGCCACGTTGCGGGGGCGGTTCTCGGTGCCGGTGTTGTTGGAGGTATTCAATGTCGCCCCGCCGCCCATGGCGACATTGTCGGCCCCGCCGGAAGTTGTGTTTCGCGTGTTGTTGGACCCGATCGGATGCGCGTGCGGGCCGATCATTTCGGTCTGCGCTGACGAGAGCGCCCGGCTGGCGTCTACGCCCCGAGAGTCACCCCAGCCGCGCAGGAACTCGCCGCGCAGATCGGGTAGGGTCAGGCGCTTGTTGGCCGCGAAGTCGGCGGCGGCGTTTGCGCCGCGCGTGGAGCCTGCGCCTGCCGAGGTGAGGATCGCCAGCGAGGCAACATCCCACAGGGCGGTGAACAGGGCGACGGTGTCGGCGTTGGCGCGCGTCGCGCCGGAGGCGGCGTTGCCGATTGTGCCGCCGTTGGCTTTCAGCCAGCCCGTAGGTGGTGCTGCCAGTGCGAAGGCGGCAATGGTGCCGGCGGCAACGGCCGTCACCAGATCAGCGGCAGCGGCGGGAGGGGTCGTGGCTCGGGTCCACGCTCGTGAAGTCGGCATACGGTGAGAGCGGTGACCTCCGTTCTAAAGGTTAGGGTTGGAAGTCCAGAACTCGATGACGCCCTCGCCGCGACCGCCATAGCTGCGAAAAAGGCTAACACTGTCGCCACTGCTGTACGTCGTTCCGCCAGCACCTGGCCCCGCCTCAAATAGTGAGCCAGGGGAGTCGGTGGATGGGCTGCCTCCGAGGGCGAAGCTCACCGCATCAGTCAGATCACTGGCCGGTGAGCCGCCGCTTGGGATGCTGGCGCTGTGCCCTGTGGCGGGAACCGGAGGCCCCGCAACGCCGACGCTGCCTTGAGCGATGGCGGTAGTGCTTCCCGACGTGCCGCCCGGCCCACCAGAACGCTTGACGTCGCCAACGCACTCCGATGCCTGTCCGCTAGCGCCGCCAGTCGAGCCGATAGCGGCCTTGCCGCCCTTGGCGCGGACCACGGTGGTGCTTGACCGCGTCGCAACAAAATCACCACCATCCGCAGCAAATCGCGCTGCGGGCCTCGCGGGCACGGTGAGCACAACGGACTGGCCGGCGAGGACCTCAAAGCCCGCGCTGGCGAAGGCCGCGCCGCCACCGGCCCCGCAATTTCCGCTTGAGCTTGCAGGCGTGCCGCCAGCGCCAATTCCCGCCACAACGCACCAGCCAGTTGCGTCCGGTGCCGTGCGGGTGAACTCGCCGGTGGCGCGCAGGAACTCGCGCTTCAGAAGGCGCGCGCCACCATTCCCTGACCCGACATATGGAATCGCGCGGACCATTAAGCGATGGCCCTCTTTGTGGCCGTATATGACAGCGAAACGTTACCGAGGGGAGCGCGGTCCCAGAGTTCGTATCCCGCAGGGATTATTAGGCTTTTTTCGACGTCCTGGGTGCCGGAGCCCTTGGCGATAGCATGATCCTTCATGCGCTCACCCACATTGGTGCCGCCCGTAGTCCGCAGGACGAGATCGAGCGTGTCGGACGCCGCGCCGTCAATGCAGGCCCGAACGTCGACGCTCCACTCCTCGCCGTCAGGCACGGGGCCGAAGCCTTTGGACAGGGTCGAGGTGGGATTGCGATTTACGGGCGTAACGACCGAGGCGGCCATGAGTTACCTCTTGCTCCAGAAGAAGCGCTCAGCATCTGCGGCGCGCTTGTCGTAGACATTGGACAGGGTGATTGCGCCGAACTTGAAGCCCGATACGCTGTCCCCGACCGACAGGCCGGACGGGAACACAACGGTCGCGCCGTTGGTCGCTGTGTAGTCCTCGGGTGCCAGCAGCGTGCCGTTGAGGGCCACGATGATCTGACCCTCTTCGTAGCCGCCTGGGATCGTGAAGGTGGTCTGGCTGGCCGTGGCCGTCAGGCTGTAGGCCTGCATGACGCCCTCGACAACCGAGCCAGCGTCCTTCCACCCAGCCGCGCCCAGCACTCGCATCCGCTGGCCAACGGTGTCGTAATAGAGCGCGCCTTGCTCAACAGCATTGCCCGCATCATCGACCGTAGGCTCCGTCGCCGAGGCCCCCAGGTAGCGGTGCCGATAATCTTCGAACTCTTCGATGACCGTGGCTGCGGCGGCCGACGAAAGCTGGCCAGGGAAGTCCTGGTCAACCCACTCGGCCTCAATGGCCTCAAGCGCCGCCTCGATCTCGTTGACGGCGTTGAACACCGGCAGCAAGACTTCGTTCAGCCTGGTCAGGCCAAGCGACTGGACGTCGTTGATAACCGAGTCCAGCAGAAGGGTGTTCGACTCCAGCGCCCGCAGCCGCGAGACAATGTACTCGAAGGCCTTGTCAAGGCGCTCCTTGGTAAGGTCTTCGCTCTCGGAGATGTCGAGTTCAGAAGGAAGAGCCACGGGAGCGCCTTTTACTGCGCGGAGACAGTGTCAACCGCATCGCCCGCAATCATAGCGTCGAGGATAACCTCGTTCACGATGATGTTGGACATACCCGGCTTGTAGAAAAAGCCAGCGTGCTCGAAGGTCTTCTTGAGCGTGACGACATAGAAGCCGCTGCTCGAAGTGGGCTTGGTGGTGGCCATGGTCTCTCCTTACAGGGCGTAGTCTTTGCGCCAGCCGAAGTGGAAGATGCGCTGCGCACTGTCCGTGGTGGCTTCGAACTGAATTTTGTAGGACGTGACGCCAGCGCCGAGGTTGAACAGCCAGGTCCGCTCGACCGTGCCATCGCCGTTGTCGATGTCTGAGGATGACGACGCCGCGACTACGGTCGTGTATCCAGCGCCCGTTCGGATTTTCGCGACGGCTGTGTGGTGGGCGGTCTCGAAATACTCCAGGCGCGCGATGACGCGAATGGAGGTGGACGAGGACGGCAGCGTCCGAACGGTCGAGACGTGGGTCAGGGCCAGTCGGGGGCGGCTGAGTCGGACCCGCGAGTTGGTCAGGGTCACGGCAGGCATCACGTCCGGCGTGCCCGAGAACACGATACGGAACTGGATGAGCGCCGAGATGACACCGCCGGGCGCGAGGACCGATCCTGCATCGCTAGGCTCGATCGAACGCCAGCCGGTGCCGGTGTTGATCTCGTAGGTCAGCGACGTCGACTTCGGCACAACCGTGTCGGACAGGATGTCGATCGAGGTGATACCGCCGGCCAGCGCGAGCGGCTGCATGTCGATCACGGCCCGCGCTGCGGCAAACTTGGCGGCATACAGCGTGAACATGATGTCGCGCGTGCCGTCGCCCTGCTGGAAGGCCCCGTCGAGCACGTAGAAGAGCGTGCCCTGCGTGAAGTTTGAGCCCGCCGTGGTTGCCAGCCAGTGGTCGGCGGCCGAGACGATGACGACGGCGTAGCGCTTGCCGCCGGTCAGGAAGGTCGGCGAAATCGGAATGACGGTCTCGACATTCAGCGACAGCGCCGCGCGATCGACGGTCGTGTGCGAGATCACGGCCGAAAGGTCCGGCGTGCCGTTCTGGCCGAGTTCGCAGATCGACAGCGTGATTCCGCCGGTCGCCGCCAGTCGCGTGAAGGTCAGGCCGACCGCGTCGAGCCACATGTCATTGGCGTTCAGGAAGGTCTCGGAGACCTGGCAGCCAGGAACCGAGTGGTCGACAATCGCGGCCGACCAATAGGGGTCCTCATAGGTGTCGAGCCAGTATTGCTTGACGCGCACGATGTCGTGCTGGCCGACGCGCTGAGTGGCGTTCGCGACCTCGAAGGTCTCGCCGTTCCGCGTGAAGGTCATGGTCCTGTAGTCATAGGAGCCCGAGCGCCACCAGGCCGTATTGGAGCACACGCTCCATTCGTCGCCCCAGCGAATACGCTGACGCGACATGGTCTTCTGGACCATCTCGTTGGTCTGGTAGGAGTAGGCGGTGACCTGAAGCTCGCCCGTGCGCGGGCCGACCGTGAGGCGGGCCTCGCGGGTGTAGGCGGGCAGCATGATGCCGTTGCTGATCTTGGCGCGCGGGTTGAGGGCGTCGAAGATCGTCAGGGTGGTGTCGACTGCCGCCTCGTTATCGAAGCGGATGCCCTCCTGCACCTTGGCCAGGTAGGAGGCGTGAGCGGTGTCGCAGCCGGACAGATCGAGGAAGAAGTCGGCCGAAGAGGCGACGGCGGCGACAGGGATGCCGTTCTTGGCTTCCAGCACAGCCAGTCGCGTCAGCGATCGGCCGTACTCTTCGAGGGTCAGCTTGCCGATGCCACCGCTGCGGAGCGCCGACAGATCGGACGACAGCGAGACGATCTGAGGCTCGGCGACGCTCTTGAAATTCTCAAGGGCAACAACACGGCCGGCGACGCTCGACACGCTGTCCAGCTTGTTGCCCGTGTAAATGGTGACCGACTCCACGCCGGTCGGCGTCAGCAGGACCGAGTAGACCGCCAGGACGCCCACGTCGAGAGTCGGGGCCACCGGATCAGGAGACTCGCTGCTCACGGAGATGCCGCGATTGCAGATGCGGGTGCGCTCCATCGAAACGGTGCGCGGCTCCGAAGCGCCGGTCTCCTCGTCGATCAGGAACTCGCGCGGGCGCTCATCGGTGTCAACCTCCTGCCCCCAGACCACAAGCACGGCGATCTTCTTGGAGGAGATGGGAAGGCTGGTCGTGAAGTCTTTCACGTAAGGCGATGCGGCCTTGTAGACCTTGCCGCCTGACCACAGAAGGCCGGCAGCGAAGGTGACCTCGGCCACGCCCGTGATGTTGGCGTCGAAGCCCGAGAACTTTCGCTCACTGGTGCCCAGGTTCGCCACGAGATTGTCGAACGACGTCTGGGTAAAGTCCTGAAGCGAGTTGAAGTCCGCCGGGTCATTATCCTGGCCGTCTCGGAAGATGACGCGGCTTTCCATTAAACAACCTCTTTGAGTTCGCCGAGTCTGAAGCTACCGAGCTTCAGTCCCGCACCAAGCGTGACGGACCTATAGGTCGTCGTGTCTATCAATACGGTATCGCGGAAGGCCTTAGACACGCGGACGGCTTCAATAGCCCTGTCCAGCGGGGTCATATTCGCCGACTTCAGGAACCCAACCTTGTGGAACCGCGCCCTGCGACTGCGAAGGCGCGTCATGGGAACGCGGATCAGGATTTCCGAGGTGTAGGGCGCAATGCCCAGCCTGCCGTGGCCGTGGTAGCTGCGCGTCTTGCGCCGCGCGCCCATGCGGGCCGGGTCGTGCAGGGATACCTTGTCGTAGATCATGAGCGGGCCGAAGCTCGTCTTCATGAAGGTGTTGTTGCGGAAGCGGCCCATGAACGCGCGCGCCGTGGGGGCGGTGCGGGCCTGGTAGACGCGCTGGGGCCGGACATCGACGGGCCGGACAGATGGTGTGATCGCGAACTCGCCCGCCTCGTCGTTGAGCGCCAGCGTAATGACGCCGCTGGCTCCGCGCGACGCGGACATGAAGTGGCTGAATCCGCCAGCTTTCAGGAACGGGCGCTTCGTCGTGCGCGAGATGTAGGCGCGCTCGATCGTGCCGCCGAAGGAGTCTATGTCGTAATTGATGTCGCGCTCGACGCCGCGATCGTAGTAGGCGGCGCGGCGGCCGAAAAGGTTGAGCCCGCGCGAGGTGCGATGGAACCCGGTGATGCCGCGAGAAACAGTGACGATCTGCGGCTGCGGGAACCCGAGAGAGGTGTATGTCCAGTCCGCCGACAGGGCCACCTGCCGCGTTGAGTGAAAGGAGCGACCGCCCGGTCCACTGAAAAACATCCGGCTCTTGACGCCGATCTGCCGGCGATAGAATGGATAGATGCGGATTTGCGGCAAGCCTTCCAGCCACGCCGCTTTTTGCTCCGGCGTCATGGCGGCATAGGAGTATCCGCGTGCCGGTGGTCGCACGACGCGCAGGACTTTTGAGCCGGTTAGGGCCACATGCTCCTTGATGCCAGCGACGGTGGTCTTCAGGCGATGAAGCTCAAGTGCGCGGCGGCAGGCCTCCCGCTTCAGCGTCTCGGGCCAGGCGTCGTCCCACAGGTCGACGGAGAGAGCCCATGCCAGATAGGGCAGGATGTGAACGGGGCAGTCGGCCGGGCTCCACACCGAGGCCACGAGTTCAGCAGGCAGGGGATAGCGCGCCGCGCCCGTTTCGGACAGCGCCGTCGCCCACTCGCTGCGATTGCTCGGCAGGAGCGAGGGGTAGGTCACTGAACGATCTCCGTGGTGATCGTCACGCCCGTGCAATAGGCAGCGCCGTAGGAGCCTGGATTGATGTCGGTGAATGACTGCACGGCCGCCCGCTCGACGCCGCCGACCGACGCCATGGCCTCGATCATCTGACCATAGACGGGCTGCGCGATCTTGTGGCGCGAGGTGACGTAGGCATTGATGGCCGCCAGCGCCGAGGCGCGCACAGCGGCAGGGTCGGGACCGAGGCGCATGTAGAGCTTCACGTTCAGGGCATAGGACGTGATCGTTGCGGCCATGACGGAGATCACATCCGTCAGTTGGGTCGCGGCGTCATCCTGAAATGCGGTGTAGACATCCGACACGACGCCGGAGGCAACGGTGCCGCTGCCTGTCCGGCCCAGAAGGACCACGTCAACTCGGCCGCCGTCGCGCTTGACCGTGTAGACGTCCTTCACGCTCGGCGCGACACGCAGCGCCAGGCTGCGGTAGCCGCCGCCGGTCATGCCGGCGTATGGCAGCGCCTCGGGCGCAAGCTGCACGCGCACGCGAAGATCGTCGTCGCTCTCGTAGACCGCAGGGGCGCTGTCGGTCGCCGCTTGAAGGAGGAGGCGGCGGATGCCGTAGAAGACCGCCAGGTTGTCGAGATTGCCGCCCGTGGCGAATGGCAGCATGACGCTGCGCGCAGCGTCATTGATGGCGGCCCTGGTCAGCGTCTCGCGATAGGCGTCTTCCTGTTGCAGGATGACGGCCGGCTCGGTCTCAAGGCCGGTGGTGTCGAGGTCGGGCCAGCGCTCCTTGAGGTCGGCCAGGCGCTCGGCCAGGATCGCCTCGTAGCTGACGGTCTGGATGACCTCGGGCGCGGCGAGGCGGGAGAGGTCGAGGTTTGCGGCTACGAAGCGGGTGGTCATGCGCCCTCACCCGCGATGAGGCGAGCCGCCAGTCGGGGGCGCGCGTCGGCGGTGTTCGGCGCGTCGGCGATCAGCCGATTGAGCACGACCGGGTGCATGGCGCGAATGGCCTCGACGGAGGCGGCGGCCATGCGGGGATCGGTATCGGTCACAGCGGCACACTCACAGTCTTCGGCTCGGAAACGCTATAGTCGCCCAGATGACCCCTCGGGAAATAGACGCCTTCAATACCCACTGTCAGTTTGCCATCAGCCGATGCCTCAAGCACCTTCATCCGCGAAATCTTGAAGCGCGGCTCGTAGTTGCGCACCGACTCCGCGACGGCCGCGTAGATGTCGATGACCGTGACGGGGCTGATTGGGGCGTCGACCATCCGCACGAGATCGGCCCCGACAGCCCGTCGCATGACGCGAGAGACTTTCGGGGTGGTGAAGAGAATGCGGAGGCTTTGGGCGACGTGAGACCAGCCAGAGATACTCCGGCCGGTCTCCCACTCTATGCCGGTGCTGGTGGCCATGGTGTCTCTGTGTTGGAGTGGGGTTCATC